CTTTCCGAACGCTCACCGTCAAGTGTGGATCGGCTGGTATTCCACTGCTGATCACAAACCACACCTATGATGTTGTCGGGTCTTACGTCCCGATGAAAGAGATGTCCGGTGGCTCTGGTCTGAAATACAATGCAGGTACAATCGTGTTCTTGTCCAAGAAGAAGGTCAAGGATGGCACGGATGTGGTTGGCAATATCATCAAGTGCAAACTGCACAAGTCTCGTGTCACCAAAGAAAACTCTCTAGCAGAAACTTTGTTGAACTATGAGTCTGGTCTTTCACCTTATTACGGGTTGACAGACATCGCAGTGAAGTACGGGGTCTTCAAGAAAGTCTCGACTCGCATCGAACTTCCTGATGGTCGTAAAGTGTTTGAAAAGAATATCAATGACAAGCCCGAAGATTTCTACACTGATGAAATCATGGAGCAACTTGAAGTGGCTGTTGGTAAAGAATTCAAGTATGGCTCGGCTGTTGAAGATATCAGTGAGATTGAAATCGAAAATGATGAAGTATAAATTTGTTCAAGGTAAAGACACTGGTGAGACTGCCGTTCAAATCGATGAAGGCAAATACACCGATGTTGTTTACACTTATGGTAAAGTTGGTTTAGATGAACGGGAGGGTGAGTGCCGACTTTACTTTGATTACTTTCTTCTTGACAAAGAGGATAACGTAGAGGATCATGATGACTTCAAGGAGGTCATCGGAGATATCCTTGTTGATGTTCTGGAAAACCATTCAACGGAGATTGGCTATGGAGACAATCGAAACGATCATTCTGAGAAATCTGATTCAGAATGATGAGTATACGCGGAGGGCTTTACCTTTCGTAGATGAAGAATATTTCAAAGACCGAAACGAACGAGTAGTCTTTGGTATCATTCGTGATCACATTCACAAGTATAACAAAGCACCAAACAAAGATGCCATTGGTGTGGCTCTGGACAACCGTGGCGGTTTGTCGGAGCAGGGATACAAAGACTGCACTGTAATCGCCACAAGAATCACCGATAGTGAGTCCAGCGATGAAACTGATTGGCTTCTTGATGAAACTGAAAAGTTTTGTAAAGACAAAGCAGTTTACAATGCAATCATTCGGTCGATTGAAATTATTGATGGCAAGTCGCAGAATGAAACCAAGAATGCGATCCCAAATATTCTGTCAGACGCACTTGCAGTTTCGTTCGATCAGCAGATCGGTCACGACTATTTTATAGACGCAGATGAGCGATTTGATTTTTACCACAAAGTTGAACACAAGATTCCTTTTGATCTTGACATGTTCAATAAAATTACTAACGGTGGTGTTCCGAACAAGACACTAAACGTGATCCTCGCTGGCACTGGTGTTGGCAAGTCACTATTCATGTGTCACCATGCTGCGAACTGCTACTCTGCAAATCTAAATGTTTTGTATATTACTTGTGAGATGGCAGAGCAAAGAATCGCAGAGAGGATTGATGCAAATCTGATGGATGTAACGATGGATGATCTCCGTCACCTACCAAAGATTACATATGACAAAAAGTTACAAAATGCAACGGCAAGCATCAAGAGTAAGTTGATTGTAAAAGAATACCCGACTGCGACAGCGAACGCGAATCACTTCCGACACTTACTGGAGGAATTGAAACTAAAGAAAAACTTTATTCCCGATGTGGTGTTTATTGATTATTTGAATATTTGTTCATCGGCAAGATTCAAGATTGGTGGCAACACAAACTCCTACATGTATATCAAGTCTATTGCAGAGGAACTTCGTGGACTTGCCGTGGAGTGGGATGTCCCGATCTTCACAGCCACACAAACAAACCGAACAGGCTTCGCGTCAAATGATTTTGGGCTTGAAGATACTTCTGAATCTTTTGGTTTGCCCGCGACAGCAGATCTCATGTTTGGTTTGATTGCAACAGAAGAACTTGACGAACAAAGTCAAATCATGGTAAAGCAGTTGAAGAATCGCTACAATGATGTGGCAACAAACAAGAAATTTGTCATTGGAATAAATAGAGGTAAGATGAAGTTGCATGATGTGAGCAACGCAGATAAAACATTCGTAGGGGCTGGACAAGATCCTGATGATCTAGTGGACTCTGCTGGTGTAGGTTTTAATGGACAGAACTTTGATGAAAAGTTCAAATCAAGTAAGAGTAAATTTAACGAATTGAGGTTTGAAGATGTCTGAAAGAAATTACAGTCGTAAATATGATCCATACAAAGATCCCCGTAATAACCTTCGTGGTATGGACCGTGAGGAGTTAGAAGAGTGGCGACAGTGGGCAAGGGAATGGAAAGCCGAAGGTCGTAAAACATTGAACGAGAACATTAAGAAGCAATCTCGCAATGCACGCCTTTCTTGATAAAAAATTTATCAATCTAGTTTCATCACAGTTAGAGAGGTTCAAGTGGCAGAGGGCAACACTCGCCAACTGTCGCTGTCCTCTCTGTGGTGATTCTCAGAAAAATAAAAATAAGTGTCGTGGTTATTTTTATGAGCGGGACGCACGATATTACTACAAGTGTCATAACTGTGGTGCAGCCTTATCCGTTTCAGGATTTCTTGAAAAGGTAAACCCTACTCTTTACTCAGAGTTTCGCCTTGAGTGGCTTAAGGAAAAAAGCGGTGCAACCCAAGCGAGCCGTGGTATTACAAATACAAATGTTGCTAAAAAATTACAACATGTAAATGTGCATCGCGGAAAGTTAAAACATGTGCTTATGATAAATGAACTTGAGTCAAATCATGCAGCACGAATCTATCTCGAAAATAGACTGATTCCCGAAAGTAGATTTGACAAACTATTTTACACAGATGATTTTAGTAAAGTAGCAGAACAAGTGAATCCACAAACAGTCTTACAAAAAGAGGCAAGGATTGTCATACCTTTTTATGATGATGATGGAAACGTGATTGGTGTGCAGGGTCGTGCCTTAGATCCAAAAGCACTGAGATACATCACAATCAAAGCATCCGGTCAAGATAGACTGTTTTACAATCTCGACAAAGTTGACGTAAGTAAAAGAATTTATGTTACCGAGGGTCCGTTTGATTCAATGTTTTTGCCGAATGCGATTGCAATGGTCGGGGCATCAAAGTCTGTGAATCTTCCTGACAAGTTACGAATGCGTGATGTTGTTTTCTGTTTAGATAATGAACCACGAAGCATCGAGATTGTAAACATGATGCGAAGTCTTATCGCCAAAGAGCATAAAGTTTTTATACCTGATAATCGTCTTGAGCAAAAGGATATCAATGAGATGATTTTATCTGGTAAAACAACTAAAAATATTCTTGACTATATTGATGAAAATACTTACGGTGGTATCCTCGCACAAGCGGCAATGAGTCAATGGGAGAAAACGACTACAAGATGGAAAATTTAAAAACGACAATTGAACACGGAATCTACAATGTTGATCATTCGATTCTTCATCGACAAGTTGTTGAAGTTGCAACAGATTGGTTCTTGGACAAATACAATATGCAAGATCCAGAGATGACTATCAAAATGAATCTTACAGATTCTAAAAACCTAAAGTGTTGGGGTGAGTCATTTCAAGTTGACTACAGTTTGAAAATTTATAGCGTTAGCATCGCCACTGATCAGTACCTTCGTGATTTCCTTGCAACACTAATGCACGAACTCGTTCATGTATATCAATGGGTGCGTGGTGAGTGGGAGGATGATGGTGAGAAAGAAGCCGAGGACAAACAGTATGAACTCGCGGATGAGTTTTGGAAAGAGGGTTTGATTCGGTGATCAAAAAAGTTTTGTGGTGGTTTTTGACTTTAGGAAAATGTGGAGTAAGAACTAAATGAATGTATTGGGCGAAGGAAAAGTTGATCTGATTGATTATATGGGGACTGACTTGACGGTGGTAAACTCTGCAAGAGTATCTTTTAATAAAGAATCAGAATGGGGACTTGACTTCGATGCCATCGAAAGGCTAAAAAGTTGTCCCTACGACAAAGATGATGTGCGGCTGCTGAAAAAAGAAGACGAAAAACTTATTAGGTATCTTGCCAAACACAAGCACTGGACTCCATTCTCACATCCGCAGATCACTCTTCGCGTCAAGGCTCCTGTGTCAATTCGCACACAGTTGTTCAAGCACAAAGTGGGACTCACTGAAAATGAGGTATCTAGACGTTATGTGAAAGATGATCCAACCTTTTATATTCCGCACTGGAGAACACAACCAATCGGTGGTGCAAAACAGGGTAGCGAAGATTTTATGAAAGACAAAAAGAAAGTTGAATTCTATGACGAACAAATGAATAATCTTTGCAGATATTCTTTTGACTTGTATAGAGAACTTATAGATAATGGCATCGCTCCTGAACAAGCACGCTTCGCACTTCCGCAAGCAATGTTCACAGAGTGGTATTGGACGGGGAGCCTTGCTGCGTATGCAAGGGTATGCAATCTTCGTCTTGACGAACACGCTCAATGGGAAGTTAGACAATATGCAAAGGCGATTGATGAAATCATCAGTCCATTGTTCCCAGTGAGTTGGAAATATCTTTGCCCTAGAGAGGAAAATGTATGAGCCTACCAACGCTGTACCAAGACTTTATTCACCTCTCCCGTTATTCACGCTGGTTGCCCGAAGAGGGCAGGCGTGAAACATGGGAGGAAACCGTTAGACGATACTTTGATTTTTTTGATGAACATCTCAGAGACAAACACGGGTATCAGGTTTCTAAAAAAGAGCGTAAAGAACTTGAAGACGCAGTGTTGAATCTGGAGATCATGCCATCGATGCGTGCGTTGATGACATCGGGTGAAGCATTGAAACGTGATCATGTTGCAGGATACAACTGCTCCTTTGTTTCAGTAAATCGCTTTCGTGCCTTTGACGAGATTCTTTATGTTCTGATGTGTGGCACTGGTGTTGGATTTTCTGTTGAACGAAGAGAGGTTGACCAACTTCCAATGATTGCAGAGGACTTTCATCCAACTGAAACAACTATTGTTGTCGCTGACTCTAAAATTGGTTGGGCAAAAGCGTATAAAGAACTTGTTTCCCTTTTATCAAATGGGCAAGTGCCAACTTGGGATGTAAGTAAGGTTCGTGCAGCCGGTGAGAGACTTAAAACTTTTGGTGGTCGTGCGTCCGGTCCCGATCCTTTGGTTGAACTCTTTGAATTTACAATTGAAACTTTCAAAAAGGCAGCAGGTCGAAGGCTGACCTCAGCGGAATGTCACGATATCGTCTGCAAGATCGCAGAGATTGTTGTGGTCGGTGGTGTTCGAAGATCGGCATTGATTTCACTTTCGTCTTTACAAGATGACCGGATGCGTGATGCCAAGTCTGGACAGTGGTGGGTGACGAATCCGCAGCGTGCCTTAGCCAATAACTCAGCCGTTTATGATGGTCCTGTTGAACCCGGACAATTCATGGAGGAATGGCTGGCTCTGTACAAGTCCAAGAGCGGTGAGAGAGGCATCTTCAATCGAGTCGCAGCCCGGAAGGGTATTGATCGTAACACGCAGCACAGAGGCAAGGAGGATCGTCAACGAGAAACCGAGCATAACTTCGGAACCAATCCATGCTCTGAAATTGTCTTGCGTGATTGTGAATTCTGCAACCTCACCGAGATGGTTGTAAGAGCCGATGACACCCGTGAGTCGCTCATGCGAAAAGCACGACTGGCTACCATTCTTGGAACTTGGCAATCCACCCTGACAGATTTTAGATATTTGTCATCTTCGTGGAAGAAAAATTGTGAAGATGAAAGATTACTTGGTGTTTCGATGACCGGCATCATGGACTGCGAAACCACCAACGGAAAAGAAGCAGGGCTTGAAACTTTACTTTATGATTTACGAAAAGAAGTTGTTGACGTAAATAGAAAGTTTGCAAAAAATATTGGTGTTGAACAATCTGTGGCTACCACCTGCGTGAAGCCCTCTGGAACAGTCTCACAACTCGTTGACGCTGCTTCCGGCATCCACGCTCGACACAACCCGTATTACATTCGCACAGTGCGAGCGGACAACAAAGATCCTTTATGTAATTTTATGAAAGAAAAAGGTTTCCCGCACGAAGCATGTGCAATGAAACCAGAAAATGTTACAGTTTTTTCTTTTCCAATTAAGGCTCCTGAAAATTCAGTTTTTAGAACGGATCTTTCTGCGGAAGAACAACTTGACTTGTGGTTGAAATACCAGTACCATTGGTGTGAACATAAGCCATCCGTCACCATCTCCGTTAAAGAAGAGGAATGGGTCGGTGTCGGGGCTTGGGTTTGGAATCACCTAGATAGTATCTCAGGTATTTCGTTTTTACCTTTTTCCGATCACACTTATAAGCAGGCTCCATACCAAGATTGCACAAAAGAAGAGTATGAAGAAATGCTAAGTAAGTTACCATCGGAAATTAACTGGTCTGAACTTTCTGCGTATGAAACAGAGGACCAAACATCCGGCACGCAAACGTATGCATGTTCGGGTGACAGTTGCGAAGTCGTTGATTTGACTTCCTAACAGCCAACATAAGGAGAAATTATATGGCTACTAAAACCCCTAACGAATGCCCCGTTTCTGGCGGGTGCGACTGTGTGAGTAAAGTGCTTTGTCGCTGCGGCATCAATCGCTCTTTGCTCATTACTTTTGCTCTTATTCCATTCGCGTGGCGTGGAGTTGTGTTTACTGCTAATGCCGTCATGGATGGTATCGATATTATCGCAGGGGCGGTTACACAATGAAGGTTTTAATTCCAGTATTGTCTCTCACCGCAGTTGCAACAGCGGGAGATATTGAGTTTCGTGGGGTAGGTCAGACTGCCGTTACGATTATTGATGATGTAGAAACTCTTGACACTCGTTTAGTGCTTGGTGCGTATGGTGAGTCCGAAGGTGCAATCTACGGGTTTGCTTTTGATACTAACGATGATCTCGATGACCTTGAAATTTATGATGCCTATGTAGGTGCAGATCTTGGTTTGTTCGATATTACCGTTGGTCGCTTCAAGCGACACTTTAGCCATGAATGGGCTACCACATCTGGTGGATACGGTCTTGGTTTGACCCGCTCCAGCGTTTACGATGTTGTTGAAAGTCGTGGCACAGGTGTTTCATTCCACCACGACATGGGTGAATTTTCCATGAATTTTGATATCATGGGCGATGATGTGTTTGACACGGATGCCGTGACGTACGGTGGTCGTATCGAACTTGGAGCCGTGGGCTTTGGGTTTGTCGGTGAAGAAATGGATTTATGGACTGTGGACATCTCTGATGGAAACGACTTCATTTCGTATACCGATGACAATGGAGATTGGACTGCCGTTGCACAGGCTGTTGTTTTCTCCACGGACACATTGTCCGGGTATGGTCGTTTTGAATATGACCATCTTGATGAAACCAACTTTGCTGTTGGTGCGATTTGTGAACTAGACAAGGGCGTTTCTGCTCTTGTGGAATATGATGATAGGGATGAAGGCATTCGTGCCGGTTTCCGTTTCGCTTTCTGATGAGTGAAAATAATGCAAGTCGAAACAACCCGCTGAAAGGCGGGTTGTTTTTTTTATACAACTTAATAAAACTATAACAGAATATTTACTGATCTATAATTGATACGAACATAACTATTTTTGATTCAGGAGTATACCATGAGTGATATTACGATTTGGATGTGGACTGGATTTCTTCTCGCTGCTTACAGCGTTATCGCAAACGATTCTATTCAGACGCTTGGAACTTGGATTGCGAGCAACAGAAAAGTAAACTGGAAGATTATGTGGGGCTATGCCTCTGCGGTTCTTCTCTTTGCAGTCTGGTATGGATGGTGGGCATACGATGGTGACATCTCATACGGCAGACTCAACAAGATTCCGTTTGAGGGAGTAGAGTGGTATCAAGCACTCGCACCAGCAGTCCTATTGCTACTCACTCGTTTCGGTATTCCTGTATCAACTTCATTTCTTGTGCTTTCCGCATTCGCATCAACTCTTGTTTTACAAAAAGTTTTGATGAAGTCGATGCTAGGATATGCCGTGGCTGGCGTTGCTGCCTATCTGATCTGGTTTGCTCTGACTCGTGTGATAGACGAGGGTAAGTCGATCAAGGACTCACACAAGAAGTGGTGGTCGGTCGGACAGTGGATCACGACAGGCTTCCTGTGGTGGACTTGGCTGAGTCACGATATGGCAAACATTGCTGTGTTTATGCCGAGACAGATTCCAGTGGAGGTTATGGTGATCATCTCCACCGTGTTCGTTGCCGGTCTTGCGTGGATGCTACAAAAGCGTGGTGGTAAGATTCAAGAGATCGTCTTACAAAAAAGAAATACAAAGTATGTTCGGTCGGCAACACTGATTGATCTTTTCTACTTTATCGTTCTCTACATTTTCAAAGAAATGAACGACATTCCGATGTCAACGACTTGGGTATTTGTTGGGCTTCTCACTGGACGAGAACTTGCGGTTGCATCGTTCCGACAAAAGGACAGCGTAAAGAAAGTATTCCCGATGGTCAGTCGGGACTTCCTGAAACTTATGGTTGGTCTTGCGGCATCCGTGGTGATTGTGCTTCTCGTTCAGTACGCTAAGAGTTAGTATAAATAAATGCATGGGATTTAATAGATCGAAAATTGACGAAGAGTTTGAATCACTTTTAGCCGAGGATACTTTTGGCGACCAATTTGATTTTGGTTTTGCCGATGAGGTCGAGGTAACTGAGGCGACAGGTGCTTCTGAGGAAATCAAAGGGCAATTAGCAAAACTTGAAAAGTTAATACTGCCAATTCTTTACAATCTTAAAAAGAATCCTGAAAAGGATTACATTGTTTGGGATGGTGCGAAAAGAGCAGCAGCGTGTGAGGCACAGATCCAAAGAATTCTTGAGATCACTAGATTATGAAATTACCCACAAACTTATTACCTAAATTTATTAGAGATCGCATCTCACCCCATGAGGGTTTGGGAGATACTGTAAAGCATGCGATTGAAAAGGTAAGTTATGGTAAATTAAGACCCTGTGATGGCTGTCTTAAACGTCAGCAAATTTTGAACGAGTTGTTTACCTATGCAGAAAAAAAAGACAAAAATAGTAGCGGGGATTGATTACTCACTCAACGGACCTTGTGTTTGTATTTTTCAGGGTGACATAAATCAAGACTTTGATTTCAAGCAATGTAGTTTTTACTATTTGACAAACATCAAAAGTCTTGCGGAAGTTTTTGAGTATAGATTTTATGGTGAACTCTTCAATGAGTTTGATCACGAATGCCAACGATACAATTCAATCTCTGACTGGGCAGTAGACAAAGTTTTGGGCTGTGACTACGTTGGTCTTGAGGGCTACGCCTATGGTGCATCTGGTCGTGCAGTTTTTCAAATCGCAGAGAACTGCGGACTTCTCAAATACAAACTCTGGGAAGCAGGCATCACCGTTGATGTAATCGCACCCACAAAAGTAAAGAAAGAAGCAACCGGCAAAGGCAACGCTGATAAACGAAAGATGGTGGATGCGTTTGAGTTGGATACAGGAGTAAACCTACAGAAACTCATAACGCCAAAACGGGCAACCATTGGGTCACCCGTTTCGGATATTGCTGATGCTTACTTTATTTGTAAGGCTGCTGCCGAGGCTTACGCAAAAATTCAAACCAGATAAGAAACCCCACCACTAATATTGCAAGAACAATAAGGATGGGGCTAAGGCTTTTTTTGAGTTTTCAAACTCCTGTAAGGTTTGTAGTCCTAAAGCATCACCCGCACCCACCATAGTTCTGACTGGCTTAGAAGCCGAGTCTAAAGTTTCGATAACCTGTGGCTGACCGTCAATACCAATATCAACATAGGGTTGTTTTGCACTCTTGATGCTCGCACATCCCACTAAAAACATAATTAAAAGATACTTCATTCAGAAACCTTTTCCTTTCTTTCACGCATTTTTTCTCTTCTATCTCTTTGCATTTTTTGATATTTTGGAAGAGTTGGTTTTTCTGCGTTTTGCTTAATTCTTTGATTAACACGGTTGTTGACCTCAGTGACCCCATACTTGTAGCCAGCCGCCAAGCCAATTGCCATCCCTAAGAAGAAGGTACAGATTCTTTTTAGAATCACACACTCATGTTTACAATCACTCATACAATACCTCTAATTTCTCTAAGTTCTTGGAAGTCTTTTTTCTTGGTTCCACCATCGTACTCCCAAGCATATCCTTGATGAATCATTCGCTCATTGATTGATTCAGTTTCGTCACCGATGTAAAGCCAACCAAGAAGTCTACCATACTTACCCATACCACCCTTAAGTTCGGTGCGGATCACAAGATCATCCTCTCCAGAGATTGCACCATCAAGTTGACCTTTTAGCCAATTTGTTGCATCAATGCCAAGTGATTTCTCCTCAAGATCTCGCGTTCTCTTTTCAGGAGTATCAACACCTGCGATACGAACACGCTCTTTCTTGTAGAGATCAAATCCTAGATCAATGACAACATCAATAGTGTCCCCGTCAAGAACCTTGACGATTTCAGTAACTCTAAAGTTATAGCACGATTTACGACTTGGAGGTTTCATAATTACATATTAAACGGACCACTGGGTCTGTCAGGTTCATAGAATGGATCAAAGAATGGTGGGAGTGTAGGTTCGGGATTCGTTTCCGATGGAGTCATTCCGGGGATGAAGTCTGGTGGGAACTGTGGATCGACTCCATCTGGGAAATACTTTTTAAGTGACTTAGCCGGAATGCCGAGTGCTAACAATAACCATGTCAGCCACTGTAAGTGATCTAGGCTGTAACCCGGTACATCGAAGAATTTCTTAAGCAATTTTCCGATTCTCCATCCGTGATGTAACAAGTAAAACATCAGGTGCAATAGATCCGTAAATTTTAACTCGCCACCGTTGAGGTAATGCGTAATAAGATCAATAATACTTTGATCAATACCGCCCTCTCGAAGCATTTGAATCAGATACTTGTTCCACTCACCTTGACTGATCGTTCCATCACCATTTGCATCAGCGGGGTGTCCTTTCTCACCAATGCCTCGAAGTCCTCCAAACGGATCAAGTCCACTCGGATCATAAAACCAAGGAAAGAACGGGTTTCGGGGTGCGTTGGGTGATATTCCAAAAGGATATCTGTATGGTTCTTGAGGAATTCCACCGGGAGGTCTAGGAAGATCACCAGATATGCCACCGGGACTGTCAGGATGGTCACCGTTGTACCATGGGTGGTCTTCATCCTCATGGTTTGGAGTACCATCTCCATCGTGATCACCCATTGGATGATGATCGTTATAGTTCCATTGCATTTCCAAAACTTCTGCCGTGGCAGGATCTTTAGGATTGATTGCTGTATAAATTGGAATTACAAGTTTACCATTTTTAACAAAGGTGGTTCCAATTTCTGTGTTTGATCCCCCAACTCCACCGGGAAGTCCTTGACCAGACTGACCCATGCCTCGAATCACACCGGCAAGATCACTGGCGGATATTTTTGGTCTGCCGCCCATACCCGTAGGTGGTCCCTGCGAAGACATCTCTTCGTAAAGTTTTTTGATCGAATTGATAATGTTTTGATGTCGGTTATGGGGATCGTTTTGCATCTTACTTTCCTCTCACGGCAGTGCCGAAGTAGAATCCTACAATAGTGACAAGAATTTGTCTATTTTCTTCTGTATACAAATAACCCTCAACTGGGGTATATGTTCTAACGTTTTCCGCAGGGAACAACTTGAGCAAGTCCCAAGACTTGTAAACGGTTGCTTCATGCTCAACCACGGTGGTAATACCGTCACTGTAAGCAATAATAAATGGTGCAATAATCGTGCCGAACATAATACAAAGAACGATAAATCTTCGTACAAATTTACCTGCATCGATTCCAACTCGCTGAACCGCAGCATCGGCATGTTCATTTTCTTTTTCTGCTTTACCCATTGCCATCTGGAAGCGTTCGTGATCCTGTTGCCTTCGTTCAGCCATTGCCTTGAATAAAAAGCCTGTAGCAGAACCAGTGAGCAATGATAAAAAATCTGGTGATAAAAAGTCCATTATTTTCTCCTATTATGGATGAGCCTGCCATCACCATAGTTTCTACGATAGAAAGCAACCTCCCCTGTTTCTTCATCTTGAATTACAACAGGTCTATCTGGGTTTCTTATTGAATAATTTTTTAATTCGACTGGGGCTTCCTCTTCAAATCTTTTGAATTTACGTTTGCCCTTTTTCTTTAGTTTTTTGAAGATGTTGGACGGAAGTTTAAATCTTCTGCCGCTGTATTTTCCTAATTGTGCAGAGTTCCTACGCATCCCCATGAGGACTTTGTTATAGCCGCCTACTTTGTCAAAGTCTCCAGAGGTGTCCGTGTACGGGGCATCAGCACCCGATACGTTGGCTGTGGTGACCTCCTCATAAATGGTCTTGTAACCCAACTCGATATAATCTGTAAGTTCGTCTGGGTTAGCCACGACAACCTCTTGCTTTTGTGTATTGTAAAGTAAAGTTTGATCGCTGTTTTTATTTTTTGATAAAAATGGTATCGCTCGTTGCACCCTTTGAGGCACTTCAAGATTTGTGTCTATCAAACCAATATCTTGAAATGTAATATCGTTGTCAGCAGGAAAGGGTTTTGTCACCACATACTCCTGAACGACACGATTCAAGTTTTCTTTGATTTGTTTAATATTTTTATTCATCAAAGACTCCTTAGTATATTTATGACTTTGCTATCTAGAGGAATTTGAACAATGTCAATACCGTCAAATGGTTCCTCTGGAGCATAATTTAAATATACCAAGAAAGTCTTTAGAAGTGAATATTGGTTATCAGACAAACGATTAAATAACATTCTTGTTGATGCTTGCATCCCAAAAACATTGTAAATCGTGATGATGTGATTAAGAATCAAACGCTCTCTTAAAGTTCCACTCGTCTGATAGCGGTTGAATAGTCTTTTAATGTATTTTATACGATTGAAGTCTTCCTGAAATTCATCGACTCCAGTGCAAGAGGGGTTATCATAATTTTTCATGGCAAAGCGAATGATGTTTTCATCATTCAGTTCAAAAAAATTCATACTTTATTCCATAATTTGTGCTTTAATAACGAATCCTCTTTCAGCGGGTTGAGAGGTAAACCGAACCTTCATAGCAGGTAAGGTGTCTTCATATCTCTCGATCCCTGTGCTTGCGGTGACAAGATCAGCAGCAAACTTATCGTGTCCACCCTTCTTACCAGCACCAAGTTCATTTCCATACATCGTTAAAGGCAGAACAACTTCTCCACCTTCTTGAAGTGTATCACGAATCATTGCTGCATCGATTTCGAATGAAAGACCACTAACCTTAAGTGCCTCTCTTGCTTTAGTCAAAGCACCAACGACATCTGGTTGCGCACCCTGTAATTCGTTATTCAATCCACTTTCAATTACTGTAAATGGAGCCTTGGGTCCACCAGCGTAACTTCTGGAGCCATCATGATATCCACCGAGATCAAGACCAGCGATCTGTCCTAAATTACCCCCGTGGGCATAGGATGTTGGACCCGAGTAATAATTTTCAGAAACGTTTTGTCTAATCTCTTTAAAGGTTTTCATCTACGACTCTCACTGATTTGCTTCAATACCTCGCGTTCAAAAGCAACCGCGTTACCAGAGGTTGCGGTTGGATCAAATTGCAAAAGGTGTTTAGTGATAATTTTTGTTCTGTCTTCAAAAGTAACAGCATTTTCCAAAACATCGTTGGCTGCTCCCATGATATGTGACATTTCAACACCATCAGGCATTTCATTTGCAGGTTTTCCTGAATTAAGGATCTGACTCACAGCATCATTGACACTTTTAAGATCATCGTTATTATTAAATGCTCCTACGCCCATTCCGTTTCGTGACATTTTCTGTCTCCTTGTGTATATTATGTATACTTTTACTTTCTACTAAAGTAGAATGAGGCGATCTCATTCATTTGTCCGGGTGTCATTTTCTTGTATTTCTTGGTGAGTTCCTTAGTACCCTCTCTGTTTTGAGTATACTCCTCCTCAGATTTATTCTTTGCCATATTCGTGGCAGTGCCAAAAATCACATCCTTGTAGTCCTTACCGTACCTACTCTTAAAACTGCTGGATCTTTTCTTAAGATCTTTCGCATACTTGTCACGAAGTTTCATTTCCTTTTTAGTCAAAGTGGCTTCTTCAAGACTTTGTGTTTTGATGAAAGTTTTTCCGGGGTCTACAATCAATCCAAACTCTTTCATAAATGGCACACCCATCAAAAGTGGGGTTCCTTTTTGTGAGCGATCATCAATTGTAAATTTTCTCTTAGGATATTTTTTGCCCATGAATTCAATGTCCAACTCGATCATCGGACGTTTTTCTTCATTGTGAGCGATAGCACCCTGTAAAACTGTGATGGTATCAATAACTTTGTTGGTAAATCTTTTACCATTATGAGTCCACTTGACCACATCCCCATCAATATCAAACTTATCTGCGTGAATTGAGTTGACAACCATGTTGCCAGTATCAAACTTACCAACGATGGGACCGATACCTTCAACGGTGACCATTTCCCTTCGTCCAACAACAGTGGGTGAATACATCCAATTCTCCTTATCAGAAATATAATCTACAAAATCTCCAACGAGATTGTCTTTTGTAGCAATCTCAAAACCCTCTGATCCGGGCGAGGAGTTGATTTCTAAAATGTATGGTTTCTTTGTTCTTTTGGAAATAGCAACATCAACACCGCAGTAGTAACAACCCACAGCCTTTGCTGATTGTAGTGCGAGATCTTTAATTTCATCACTAATCTTGATTTCTTTTACACTTCCTCCAAGTGAGAAGTTGCTTCTGAAGTCACCTTTTACTTTATCACGTTGCATCACGCCCATGATCTTTCCATCCAAAACGATAATTCTCATATCGTTTTTCATATCGATATATTCTTGTAAAATGATCTCCTCGTCCTCATCAATTTTTTGCACTGCATCTAGCACAGACTTGAATGACTCTTTACTGTCAAGAATGAAAACTCCCTTTCCTTTTGAGCCACGAAGAGTTTTTGCAACTACAGGAAATTTGCCACCCACTTGCTTATGAACATCATCGATCATTTTGATATCAGTCACCAAGGCTGTTCTTGGAGTTGGTAGCCCTGCCTCTGTGAGTGTTACGGCTGTGCGATACTTATCAGAGCAAATTTCAATAGAGTCTCTAGAGTTGATTACAAAGAATCCATCTTTTTCAAACATAGAGATCATATCGAGAGTGCCGCTCTTTTGTCCTGCTGCACCACGAACGACTACGACAGTATCAAATCTGTTTGCAATAAATTCTTTACCATCTTTGTTAACAACGGTTCGAGTTCCATCATCGTTTTTAAAAGATCTTGAGAAAGGCACAAATGCCACGAAGCATTTGATACCACGCTTTTTGCATTCATCATTTAGACGCTTGGCAGTCTTCATCATATTGTTATCATTTTCTTCACTGTAACCAGA